GAAGACTGAAATCAAACTGGAAGAAAAAGATGGCGAATAAAAGATCTCTTGAGGGTTATAGGGACAATGTAAACCTGAAACCATATGGTGTAAAGGTAAATTTTACCCCGGAGCAAGTTGAAGAATATGTCAAATGTGCTTCTGACCCGATTTATTTTGCCACTCGCTACATGAAAGCGGTCTCTCTTGATGAAGGACTAATTCCATATCATCCGTATCCTTATCAAAAAAATATGATTGAAACTTGTGCAAACAACAGGTTCGTCATATGCAAGCTCCCCCGTCAAAGTGGTAAAACATTGACTATGTGTGCTTATCTTCTCTGGAATGTGATGTTCAATCAGGATATCAATGTTGCAGTTCTTGCAAACAAGAAAACAATCGCCTATGAAATTTTGGAAAGAATCAAGAACGCATACCAATACATTCCAAAATGGCTCCAGCAAGGAGTGAAGGAATGGAATAAGGGATCCATAGTGTTGGAAAACGGTTCTCGCGTCATAGCATCCGCAACAAGCTCATCCGCCGTCCGTGGTCTGTCTTTGAACATCATTTATCTGGACGAATTTGCCCACATTCCAAACAACATAGCCGAAGATTTCTTCTCCAGCGTTTACCCTACGATCTCTGCAGGTAAGGACACTAAAGTCATCATTACCAGCACACCTAGGGGACTGAACAAGTTTTATCAGTTGTGGAAGGGTGCCACAAAGAAAAAGGGAGAAGAAGGAAAAAACGAATTTATACCAATTGAGGTTTCTTGGAGAGATGTTCCAAAATATCCCGGTGGACCGCTTCGCGACGATAAATGGATGATGGAAACGATAGCAAATACCAGTCTTGAGCAGTTCAATCAGGAATATAATACTGAATTTTTGGGATCTACAAATACCCTAATAGCATCGTGGAAACTGAGTTCCATGAATTGGTCAAAGCCAATAAAAACACATAAAGACGGATTGATGATATACGAGGAACCAAAACCGGATCATATTTACATTTTGACGGTCGATGTGGCTAGAGGCATAGGAAAAGATTATAGTGCATTCACGGTTGTAGACGCAAGCGTATCTCCATATAAACTTGTCGCAAAATACAGGAATAATTTAATTCCTCCTCTTGTGTTCCCAAATATCATAGAATCTGTGGCAAGATTGTATAATAATTCGTGGGTTCTGGTCGAAGTAAACGACATAGGTGGTCAGGTTGTTGATATTCTTCATTCTGAATTGGAATATGAAAATATAGTTTCTACCATCGCAAAGGGAAGAAAAGGTCAAGTCGTAAGTGGTGGGTTCGGAAAAGGCAACAAACTTCAGGGAGTCAGAACAACCGTGGCGTTGAAAAAAACCGGCTGTTCAATTCTCAAAAATTTGGTCGAACAGGATCGATTAATTATTGAGGATCAGGACATTGTTGACGAATTAATGACATTTGTGTCTCATGGAGAGATGGGGTGGAAAGCTGAAGATGGTCACTCGGACGATTTGGTAATGTGTCTAATATTATTTTCTTGGCTTTGCAGACAACAATATTTCAAAGACATGACCTCGATCGACATCCGAAAAGGAATGATGGAGGATGAAATAGAGGATATTGAGAATGAATTGACTCCTTTTGGGTTCATGGCTACAGGATCTGAGATAGAAACTGAAATTTTGGACGGAAATGACTATTGGAAGGCTAGTTCAGGCTAATTCAAAAGAATAATAAATAAATCAGTAGAAAAAGGAGAAAAAATGTCTTCCAAAATTATAGTTGAATTATTGGGCAACAATCTTGTTCCTTCCTTTAGTGAAGATCTCTCAAATTCAATAGCAGCGGTTTATGGTCACACTTATTCTGGTGAATCAGGTTCAACTCTTACTATTTTTAGCGAATTTGCAATAGGAAGCGAGTTATCTGATGGCTATTTTAGAGTCTCTGATGCAAGCGACTGGGTAAAAAGATATGTTAGTAAATTTGCCGGAGTTTCGGGTGAAGATCAAGTTTTAAGCCCCAATCCGTCAAATACCCTTCCAATTTGTAGAGCCAAAGGTGATTCTGGTTGCTTCCTGGGTGCAAATGGCAACCTAGCGACACATTGGTGGTCAATTCATAATTATTTGACATATGGTGGAAGTTGTTTGGTTGCAGGTGGATATACAGGTTTCAATAGTACAAACACCCCCCTTCTGGACAAATCAGTCCTGAACGACATTGATGTTATTTTTGCTCTTGACCATGGCATCACTCAAGCCACAATTGTCCGCGAATTGGTTGCGGGTAGAGGAAATGATTGCTTTGGTATCGTCGGGGTGAGTGGAAGCCTAAGTGGTTTCGGTGAACCTGTTCCTGGAAACACTTTTCTTGGTCAGACAGCAGGATTGATGGAACCAAGAGGTGCAAGCCTTGGCAAGTATGGAATGGCAATTTATGGAAGTAAACAACACTCGGGAATAGACCCGAACGACACTACTACCTTGGTATCGACTCCTTTGATGGCAGATGCAGCCGGTTGTCTTGCTCGCGTAGACAATGATCGCTATCCCTGGGTTTCTCCTGCTGGGATGAGAAGAGGACAGATATTGAACACTGTTCGATTAAAGGAACAACCAAGCGATGCAGTTCAAACACATTTACTGTCCAAGAAGATCAACTTTGCAACGACAATACCGACACAAGGAACATATCTGTTCTCGGATAGAACTCTTGATGAAGATACCAGTCCATACAGAAATATAAACATTTCAAGGTTGCTGATTTATCTGATCAAGAACATCACACCGATTGCAAATCAATATCTCTTTGAAATCAACAACGAACGAACTAGAACTTCATTCGTGAATGCCATAACACCAATTTTTACTACAATACAGAGTACAAATGGTATTGAAACCTACAAAATTGTTTGTGATAGGTCAAACAATCCGGATTCTGTAGTAAGAGATAACAAGTTCGTAGTCGATGTAACCATTAGACCGGTCAACTATATCGATACAATCACAATCAGATTCACTAACCTTGATGAGGTATAAGCATGGCTGGAGCAACAGGACAATCGATAGATGATTTTATTGACGGTTTTGGTGGTGGGTTAAGACCAAATAGATTTTTGGTTATTCCCACATTCCCCAGTGGCGTGACACTTACGAATGCCAATGCTTATAGTTTTTTTATAAGAGCAGCGGCTCTTCCTAGTTCAGATTTAGCTGTAATTCCTATTGCTTATAGAGGAAGAACATTTAAAATGCCAGGAGCTAGAACATATACCCCCTGGCAAATGGTTGTATTAGATGATGTTGGTGGCGAATTATGGGATGTTTATCATTTGTGGTCAAGTAAAATATTAAAACACAAATCAAATAAAATAGCCAGTTCCGGAACTAATATGGATGATTTTTCTAGTTTAATGGCAAGTCATACAATCAAACAACTTGATATAAATGGAACTACCGAAAAAACAGTTGTTCTTAATAAGTGTTGGCCATCTGAAGTAGGACCTGTTGAATTTTCTATGGCTGACAATGAAAATTATGTAACATTTACAGTTACTTTAGAATATCAATACTTTACTACTGCTATAGGAGCAGGGTGATAACAAGGGAAAAAAACAATGGCAAATAGTATACAAGACTTTATTTCAAATTTTCAAGGTGGTTTAAGACCAAATAGATTTAGAGTTATCGGTGCCATAGGAGAAGATGGAGATACAACAGATTTTCATATAATATCAGCATCTCTTCCCGCTTCAAAAATTAGTACAATCGAAGTGCCATATAGGGGTAGAATTTATAAAATTCCAGGAAATAGAGAATATAGTGAATGGGAAATAACTATATTGGATGATACTGCTTCAGGAACGGTCTTGTGGAAAGATTTTCATGATTGGAGTGAAAATTTTAATTCTCATGTGGCTAATACTTTAGCCGGTGGGATTGCTCCTGGTTTTGGTGCTGGCAGTAATGCTTCCGCTGATGGAGCAGGCATGAATGATTGGACTGTTGAACAATTAGATCTTAACGGTGTTGCGGTAAAAAAAGTAACATTAATAAATTGTTGGCCATCAAAAGTCGGAGCCGTTTCCCTTTCTATGGATAAAAATGAAGAACTTGTAAGTTTCCCTGTAACAATACAATATCAATATATTGAAATTGATGGTTTAACTGAATAATAATAAAAAGTAAAGGATATACATCATGGCATTAGAAATTTGGGGCTTTACGATAGGCAGAAAACGCGCTGACGGCACTCAGGAAACTTCTCCGCCACAACCACAAGTAGTTCCTCCTGACAAGTATGACGGTGCTCATGTCATCGAAACAGGCGGTGTTCAAGGAACACTGGTTGACTTTTCCGGTGCTGTAAGAGACGAAAATGCACTCATACAGCAATACAGATCAATGTCAATTTATTCTGAAGTGGACAAGGCACTTGATGATATCGTAAATGATGCCATCGTGCCCGGAAGCCAAAAGAGACCTGTAAGAATAAATTTGGACAATGTTCCATTGTCGGAACAAATAAAAACCAAGATTCAAAACGAATTTAACACTATTTTGACTCTGTTGGATTTCAACAACAGAGGATATGATATTTTTAGAAAATGGTATGTGGACAGCAAAATATATTATTATATTCAAATAGACAATGACAATCCTCAAGCAGGGATTCAAGATCTAATTCCCATAGATCCTATAAAGATCAAAAAAGTCCGTAGAATAGAAAAAGAAAGAAAACGCCCAGATCCGAATGTAAATGTCGTTCTTCCGATCATCAAGAAAATGGAAGAATTTTATATCTATACTGATACTGAGAGAGAAGCACTCATACCAACCTCGACGGCTGGAATTAAGTTTTCTACCGATAGTGTTTGTTATGTTCACTCTGGAATAGTCGATTCATCGACAAGAAGAGTGGTTGGTTATCTTCAGAAGGCTATTCGCCCGCTCAACATGCTTCGCCAGATTGAAGATTCTGTTGTCATTTATCGTATTGCAAGAGCCCCAGAACGAAGAGTTTTTTATGTGGATGTCGGTAATTTGCCAAAGCAAAAAGCAGAGCAATATGTTCGTGACATCATGAACAGATATCGCAATAAGATCACATATGATTCATCCACTGGTCAAATCAGGGATGACAGAAATTTCCAATCCATGTTGGAAGACTTCTGGATGCCTCGCCGTGAGGGTGGTAGGGGAACTGAGATCAGTACACTGGATTCAGGTGCAAATCTTGGAGAAATGACGGATGTCGAATACTTCCAGAGAAAACTCTGGCAAGCATTGAATGTGCCCCTTTCCCGCATGTTGCCGGAAACCGGTTTCAATATGGGACGAGCAGCCGAGATCACAAGAGATGAAGTAAAATTCTATAAGTTCATAGATAGACTTAGGAACAGATTTTCTGTTCTGTTTTCATCTCTCTTAAGAACACAACTCATTCTCAAGGGCGTGATCAGTGAGCAGGATTGGGAAGATATCAATCAAAATATCGCTTTCTTGTACAACAGGGACTCTTACTTCGATGAGTTGAAAGAAGCAGAGATTCTGAAAGAAAGAATGGATTTGTTGGCTACGGTCGCTCCGTTTGCAGGAAAATACTTCTCTGAAGAGTACATCAGAAAGAACTTCCTCAAGCAAGACGATCAGGACATCATAAGAATGAATGCCGAAATGGAGCAGGAGTTTGCGATTGAACAGGAAAGAATGATGCAACAGCAAATGATGCAACAACAATTGGCACCGGAAGGACAACCGCAGGGGCAGCAAGGACAAAACAAAAATGAACAAAAGGCTGGCTAAAACAATTCGATTGATCTCTTCCAAGGGGAAGTCGGATTTTGTTTCATCCCTGAAAGAAGAAATCGACAACCGTCTAAATGACAAGGTTGTCGATTTCTATGCCAGAATATGTGAAAGTTTGTATGAAACAAACACCGCTCTAGCTGAAGAAAATTCATCGACCTCTGTAGCCATTATAAATGAAAGCGTAGAAAAACCAATAGTGACCATCATTTCTTCATTACAGGAATCGATCAGGGACGAAAAAACAATCATACACAATTTCATGAATGGAGATACCATCGCCATAACACATGAAGATTCAAGATGTTTAGTCAACTTGCATGATTCTCTGAATAGAATAAATCAAGAAAAGATGAGAAAACTGATGTCTGAAAATTATTCGGAATACAACAAAATCTTACAATTTTCCAAAAAATATACCGAAAGGACTCAAAAATGAGTAGTTTAGATCTAATCAAATTCGCAGCAAACGAAAACCATGTTAAATTTCGTTCAGCATTGAACGAAATGCTTTATGCAAAACTTTCTTATGTGATTAAGGAATCCACAATCGACATGATTTCTGAAGTCTTCAATGTTGAAAGATTGCAGGAATCTTCCGACCTTGTTGATTACATCAATAATGTCATTTCAGAAGCCGAAGAACGACTGGGAACTGAATTCACCGAACAAGAAATCAGCGAAAGCGTTTCTTATATCATCTCTCTTCTAGAAAAGAAAAAGGAAGAAGATGAAGACGAGGAAGATGAAGATAAGAAAAAGAGCAAGAAGAAAAAATCCCACAAGAAAAAATCAAAGAAAAAAGATGATGAGGATGAGGACGAAGACGAGGAAGATGAAGACGAAAAGGACGAGGAAGAGGAAGAAGAGGAAGAAGAGGAAGATAAAGTCAAGAAGAAAAATGGTAAAATTTTTCACTTTGACATAAATTCTCACAACAAGGAAAAAGATAAATGAAACTAATCACAGAAATGAACGAGGACATTTCTTTCGTAGTCGAAGGAAATGAAAATGGAAAAAAGAAGTTTGCCATCGAAGGCGTTTTCATGCAATCCGATACCGTGAACAGAAACGGTAGAGTTTATCCTCGTACCATACTGGAAAACGAGGTAAATCGTTACAGCAAAAAATATGTCAATGAAAACAGAGCTCTTGGTGAATTAAACCATCCATCAGGACCCACTGTGAATCTTGACAAAGTTTCACATCTTATAACCAACCTGAGAATGGAAGGAAAAGATGTCATCGGTAAGGCTAAACTTCTGGAAACTCCATGTGGTCTAATTGCCCAAAATCTATTAGAGGCAGGGGTAAAATTAGGAGTTTCTTCCCGTGGCATGGGAAGTCTCAAGGAAAGCAGGGGTTATAAGGAAGTTCAAAAAGATTTTATGCTTTCAGCCGTGGATTTAGTGGCTGATCCATCCGCTCCAAATGCCTTTGTCAACGGCATAATGGAAGGAGTAGAATGGATTTGGGACAATGGAGTTCTAAAACAAGAAGTTGTCGAGAATTACAGACAAATTGTAAAAAGAGCCCCATCCAAAAAACTACAAGAAACTGCAGTAAATGTGTTTGAAGACTTTATGAGAAAACTCTCAAAAGGTAAAAAATAAAATTACATAAATAAAAAAGACCATCAAAGAGGAACAAAAATGGATAAAATTGCACAACAAGATGTTATGGATGCCTCCGGTAGAGGAGACTCAGATTACTCAGGAAGAGGTTCAATGTTCATCAAACCAGTCGCTCAACCCGGGGTTGCTGGAATGAACATGGCTTCACTTGCACCAATGTCTCGCATGGGTCAACCAGCCGCCGCTGTTGGCCAAAATGCTCCACCTCCACAAGAGGGGGAAGAAGAAGGCGAAGAAGAATTCAAGAAGAAGAGAGCTGCTGCAGCTTATGCAACAGAAACTTTTGATTTTGATTCACTCTTCGATGGTGAAAGCCTCACCGAAGAATTCAAAGAAAAAGTAAGAGTTGTTTTTGAAGCAGCTGTCAATGAAAGAGTCAACAATATCGCTAACACTCTTGCTGAACAGGCAAGTGAAGCAGTTGAACAACAAGTTCAACAGATATCAGAAGGTCTTTCACAAAAACTAGATGATTATCTCAACTATGTCATTGAAGAATGGATGACCGAAAACAAACTCGCACTTGAAGAGGGCATTCGCATGGATATTGCTGAATCCTTCCTCAGTGGACTCAAGGAACTCTTTGAATCTCACTATGTCAGCGTCCCTGAAGGAAAGATTGACATTCTTGAAAGCGTCAATGACAATAATGAAACACTCGAAAAAGAACTGAACGAAAGAGTCAATGAAAATATTGCTCTTCGCAAAGCTCTTCTCGATCATCAATGCGGCATTGTTTTCCTTGAGGCAGCAAACGGTCTGACCGATGTTCAGATTGAAAAACTCGCTTCACTTTCACAAGGTCTGCAATATGAGAATGTTGCACAATATGCAGAAAAACTAAACATTCTCAAGGAAAGTTATTTCCGTCCAGCAGCACCGATGATGAGAGAAGCAGCTGAACTATTAGAAGAAACCACAGATAAACGAATCGTTAACACAAATGACACAATGGGGATCTATGCATCCGCCATCGCTCGTCAAGCTAAGAAACAAGTCTAATTAAATAACAAAGGAGAAAAAATGGACTTTTCATCAGAAACTACAGCTTATGATAATCTAGTTGAAAAGTGGGAGCCAGTGCTCAGTCACGATGCTCTTCCACGCATCAACGATTACGATAGAAAGAGAACCACCGCAGTCCTTCTTGAAAATCAAGAAAAGGCAATGCGTGAACAGTACCTCGCAGAATACGGCAACGAAATGGGTGGAGCATTCATGAACCCCCAAGTCGGCACCCCGAACACCGCTCTCGCTGGTTACAGCCCCGTGCTCATCAGCCTCGTTCGTCGTGCAATGCCTAACCTACTTGCTTACGATATCGCTGGCGTGCAGCCAATGACTGCTCCCACCGGTCTTATCTTTGCAATGCGTTCACGCTACGGCACCCAAGACCAATTCAAGGCAACCAACGAAGGTGGTTCACCAAACGATATCCAAAATCGTCAAAAGAACGAAGCACTCTTCCAGTCTGCATATTCACCGTTCTCAGGTCGTGGTGGTACATTTGGCGACACTACCAAGGGTGGAACCTTTGGTGCAGCAGTGTTTGAGAAAGATAACCTCAGCATCAACGCTGTTCGTGATCTACCTTGGGATGAAGGTGGATTCGGTATCGGTAAATCAGGAACCAACAACTGGGAAGCTTTCCGTGGTATGTTGACTTCTGAAGCCGAACAACTCGGCGGATCAGGAAAGCCAGCTTTCCAAGAAATGTCAATCACCATCGAAAGACTTGCAGTCGAAGCTCGTAGCCGTGCTTTGAAGGCAGAATACACAACTGAGCTCGCTCAGGACCTCAAGGCTGTTCACGGTCTCGATGCCGAAACCGAACTTGCTAACATTCTTTCACAAGAAATTCTCCACGAAATCAATCGTGAAGTTCTCTACACCATCTACCGTGTAGCAAAGCAAGGTGGCAACCAAGGCGACCTCAAGACCTCCGGTACTTACGATCTCGTCTTCGACTCAGACGGTCGTTGGTCAGCCGAACGCTTCCGTGGCCTCATGTTCCAACTCGAAAGAGAAGCAAATGTGATCGCCAAGGAAACTCGTCGCGGTAAGGGTAACTTCGTTGTTTGCTCAAGCGATGTTGCTTCAGCCCTCGCAATGGGTGGCTACCTCAACATCAGCCCGGCACTCAATGTGAACCTCGAAGTCGATGACACCGGCAATATCTTTGCTGGCGTTCTCAACAACAAGTTCCGCGTCTTCATCGATCCCTATGCACCAACCGGCGTTAACTTCGCTCTCGTTGGCTACAAGGGTCAAGTGGCTTACGATGCAGGTATCTTCTACTGCCCGTATGTTCCTCTACAGATGTTCCGCTCAGTCGGTCAAGACACCTTCCAACCGAAGATTGGCTTCAAGACCCGCTACGGCATGGTCTCCAATCCGTTTGCTGAAGATACCGCAACCACCAGTGTTGGTACTACTGCCAAGGGCAACCAATACTACCGTCTCTTGAAGATTGATAATCTTCACGGTATGGGTATCACTGGTGGTCTCCAGATCTCATGATAAGTGAGTAATCGATGACTAAGAAGGGGGGCAGAAATGCCCCCCTTTTTCATTGGTCATACATACTTACATGTCTAGTTGTAACTCGAATACAATTCTAACTGGTCCAGAAAATACCAATTATCTGGCTACCAATTACTTCAAATTTTTATTGAAAAGAATTCCAAATTTTGAGTTTTTTGTGCAATCTGCAAATTTGCCGATGATGAGCACAAGAGCAATAAATCAACCGACAACTCTCGGAACATTTCCCAAGATACCAGCTACAAACTTTTACTTTGATGATTTGATGGTGAATTTCATGGTCAACAACGACATGAAAAACTGGATAGAAATTTATGACTGGATGAAAGGTATAGGAAATTTAAAGACAGATTATAATAATTTACCTTATGATCCAGCAGATCCTAATGGCGTATTTTCCACCGCTACCCTTATTGTGACAAATAGCCAATACGCCCCACTCATGCAAGCGGTATTTTACTATGTTTTTCCTCGTTCTTTGGGTGGTATCAATTTTACATCTCAAAACACCAGCACTGATCCCGTGTCCTGTACAGTGAATTTTTCTTATTCTTATTATGAAGTGTTCCCCATAGGAGGGGAAGGCTACACCAACTGATTGGAGTATATCATGGAATTGGATTTCAAGACGATCGAGGCTGACCTTAAGCTCGATGAGACTCGCTTGGATGAGGAGTCGCTTCGTACACCGCAGTTACACAACAAGTACCTGATGCTACTGCTTCGTCTGAAGAACCGCAAGGACAGGCTTGAGCGTGATCTAAAGGCATTGCAAAAGGACAAATGGCTCTACTATACCGGTAAGATGTCTGAAGAGGAACACAAACGACTCGGATGGGAGCCATTTGAATTGAATGTGTTAAGAACTGATGTGGATCGCATTATGGATGCCGACAGAGACATTCTGGAGATAGAGGGTAAATATAGAGAACTTTGCCATGTCGTAAACTATATTGAGGATGTTGTGAAAGTCATATCTAACCGTCAATGGTCCATTCGTGCAGCAATAGACTGGCAAAAGTTCACAAACGGTCAATAAATACTAATATGGAACATGTGAGTATAGAGGCGGTAGATTCCGTCTTCATTCGTATCAATGCCGAAAAATCGGTCATCAAGGAGATGAGCCAATTTTTTAGTTTTGAAGTGCCTAACCATAAATATATGCCCGCCTACAAAAATAGGGTGTGGAATGGTAGGATAAATCTTCTCAATACTCATAAAAATGTAATTTATCGTGGTCTTCTTGATTATGTAATAAAATTTTGCAAAGATCGAAACTATTCATGCTCCCTGTTCGAAGAGTCGGAAACAATCCCACAAAGAGACCACATATGCAAGTTTTTAGAAGAATTCGTGCAGCCACATATAAGAGACGAAAAAGCAAACATCCACGACTACCAAATGGATGCTATTTTTCACGGCATAAAAAGAAAAAGATGTCTGTTGCTCTCTCCGACTGGCTCGGGGAAAAGCATGATAATATATTGTTTAATGAGATATTATTTGGAGACATTGCCAAAAGACAAGAAAATCTTGATCATTGTTCCGACGACTGGATTGGTCCAGCAAATGATTTCAGACTTCGCAGAATACTCGAAGAATACCAAATGGAAAGCAGACAGGAATTGTCACGGCATTCATGCAGGCAAGAGCAAACAAACCGCAAAAAGAGTGGTGATATCTACTTGGCAAAGCATCTTTCGAGAACACAAAGACTGGTTCGATCAGTTCTCCGCCGTCTTTGGAGACGAATGTCATCAATATCGAAGCCAGTCATTGGTCGCATTGATGACGAAATTAAAAGATTGTCCCTATAGGATAGGAACCACCGGAACGCTAGATAGCGTTTATGTTCATAAATTAATTATCGAAGGGCTCTTCGGTCCAGTCTATAAGGTAACTAGCACCAAAGATCTCATCGATAAAAACATCTTGTCTGAACTTAAGGTCGAGTGTCTTTCGATCAACCATTCCGACACAGATCGTGCTGCCCTCAAGAGGCGAACCTACCAGGAAGAAATTGAATGGATTGTCACGGACGAGAGAAGAAACAAGTTCATCGTGCAACTTGCCGAGAAACTGAAGGGGAATACACTCATTCTGTTCAATTATGTCGAAAAACAAGGCAAACCCCTTTTCAAGATGCTCGAAGGATCAAGTAAGAATATTTATTTCATTTACGGAAAGACAGAAACGGAGATGCGCGAGCAAATTCGAAAAATTGTTGACAAAGATGATAATTCCATAATGGTTGCGAGTTATGGCACGACAAGCACAGGCATTAATATTCGAAACATTCACAACATTATCTTTGCCTCCCCATCCAAATCTGTTATTCGAGTTCTTCAATCTATAGGTAGAGGACTTCGAAAAAGCGAAACAAAACAAAATGTTGTGATTTATGATATTTCAGATGATCTTCGTTACAAAAAATATGACAACCATACTTATCGTCATCTGCAGGAAAGGCTTCGGATATATAATAAAGAACGATTCGTGCATAATTTAATATCAATAAATCTCCGGAAGGATGAGAATGGAAAAGAAAATAAATTACAAAATAATGAAACTTAGAAGTGGTGAAGAAATAATAGCACGAATCACCAATTCGACAAAGGAAAAATTGACTGTTGAGAGGCCAATGTGCTTCAGGTCAATACTCACACAGGATTTATATGGAACTCCAAAAGAAATTTTAATCATGAAAAATTGGATACCATTAAGTGTCGAAAACAAGATTGATATTCCCCAAGATCACATTGTCTCTTTTTTAAATCCTAATTTGGATGCAATATCATTATATGAACTTGAAAAAGAAAAAGAAGACACAAAACAAAAAACATCACAATTAAAAAAAGAAATAACCGAAGATGAAGAATTCAAGCAAATGATGAAATATCTTTCAAATAATACTCAAAAACTTGATGATATGATGAAAGAAATTGAATCTCAGGATAAAGAAGAAAAAAAGAATAAAAAACCAGATAACGATGACATGATATTTATGAACATGATGTTCCCCCCAGAAATGTTGGTTGATCTCATAGAATCTGAAATAATAGATCCAGAAATTTTTGGCGAGATGTACAAGGACATAAAAAAACACAGCAGAAGAAAAAAACCACTTCCTCCTAATGCAAAAAAACAACCAAAAAAAGGCCAGTCTGAAGGAAATTCTGCAAAATTTACAGGCGATCAAAAAGACCACAAAGATTATGGAAATCGCTGGACAGATTGGAATCCTGATTTATCTTCCGAGGAGTATCAGTGAGCCATGAAATCTTTTCGTGACTACATTTCGGAGGATATATTTTTAAGATCAGCCAAAAAAAGAACTGATGTAAGTCCCGGTCAAAATTTTTCTCCTTTTTATGCCAAATATCACACAATTTTAGATTCAGACAGATTACAAAAACATTATGATCAAATAAAATCTTTTCGTCACAGGGGAATGCAATTTAAATTGCTTTCTACTAGAGATGAGGATCTAAAGGAAAGAATGTTTATTATTGCTCATGTCGGAGAAGATAATAAATTAAGAGACATTGGCAGGGTTGGCGTTTTGGTGGGAAATAAAAAAGAACTCATAAATGATAGAGTTCAGACTCAGCTTGGAAGAAAACCAGAAGCTATAAGCCTGGAACCAGAGCTTCATGAAGATTTTACAGGTAAGGGATTGATGTCCAGAGTCTATAAAATGATTGCAAAACACCACAAAGTTGATATTATATCAGACTTAGACCAGACCAAAGGGTCCAAAAAAATTTGGGATGAATTGGCTAAGACAGGCAGAGTAAGAGGTGTTCACACCAGAGGTGAAAGAGAACCTTTCTCTTATGATCCAAAAAATGAAGATCATGTCAACACAATCTATACTGATTTCAACCCAAGAGACAAGGAAATGCCGACCAGCAGAGGAAACAGTTATCTACTTCATTATACTCACTGATCTCAAAAGAACACTTAACCCAATGGTGCTTGAATCAGGACAAGGTAATTATAAAAGACCTCAAAAAACTTGTCAAGAACAAAGTTGAAGAAAAAACAAGATAGTCCTCTTGCTTTTATTCATTGTTTGTGATATAATGGTGACATGCCAAAGAAAACAAACCATTACATAGACAACAAAGAATTCTTCAAACAAATGGTGGCGTGGAAGAAGACAGTTGATGCCGCAGAAGATAGCGGCGATCCACGACCACCTGTGACTAATTATATTGGAACTTGTATACTCAATATAGCAGAGCATCTTTCTCAAAAACCCAACTTTGCAAATTATCCCTACAGGGAAGAGATGGTGGGAGATGGAATAGAAAACTGCTTGATGTATGCTCACAACTTCAATCCAAGAAAATCAAAGAATCCATTTTCTTATTTCACGCAAATCATATACTTTGCCTTTTTAAGACGAATAGAAAAAGAAAAGAAGCAGGCATATGTGAAATTGAAAGCCACAGAGATGATGGATGATGGAACAATGCATCGTTGGTTTCGGGAAAATTATCTTGAAAATGACAGAAAAGATTCCGAAAATCCTCTTCTGGATGTGTTCCAATTGAACGAATTGGACATGAAGAGATTGTCGGGTGAAAAGAAAAAGAAGAAAAAGAAGAAAAAAAAATGAAACTTGGGATCATAACCGACACCCACATAGGAATAAGAAACGACTCCCCGATATTTTTTGAGAATTCAATCTCTTTTTTCAGGGATGTGTTTTTTCCATATTGCAAACAACATGACATCACCAAGGTTCTGCATCTTGGTGATTTTTTTGATCGCCGTAAGTACATAAACATCAACATACTTTCTGAAACTCGTAAAAAGATCCTTGCTCCAATGAAAGAGCAGGGGATTTACATGGATCTCATTCTTGGGAACCATGATTGTTATTTTAAGAACACAAATGCGGTGAATGCTCCCCGGGAAATGTTCGCATGTTTTGATAACATCAATGTCATCGAAAAACCGGTGATCAATGATTACGATGGGTATTGTATCGGAATGATGCCTTGGATCACCAAGGAAAATGTGGAAGAATCCAAGAAGTTCATCAAGGAAGCAGCATGCAGAACCCTTGCCGGTCACTTTGAAATAGATGGAAGAGAAGTCCTTCGAGGCATTCGCCATGAGGGAGGTATGCCTTCTACCTTGTTCAAGAAATACGACATGGTAATGTCTGGGCATTTCCACATTCGAAGTTACGAAGATAACATCTCTTATTTTGGGACCCCATACCAATTGTACATGAGTGATCTAAACGAACAAAAGGGATTTCATGTGTTGGATACAGCAAGCGGCGAAATAGAATTCGTGGAAAATCCCAGACAAATGTTCAGGCAATATGTGTACGATGACAGCGGAAAAAATAAAGACACGATTCTCTCCGCCGATTATTCTGAGGCAAAGAATTGTTATGTAAAGATATTCGTAAAACAGAAAAAACATTCATCCGTTCTTGAACAGATGATGGAAAAATTGTATAATAGCGGTGCGTACAACATAACCATTGCTGAAGATGCATATGAAGACGAACAAGTTGCAACAGAGGTTGACTTGTCACAAGATACATTCAGTCTCATTAGCACTGAAATTGATGGAATGGAATTGACTCAGGACAAGATAAAATTGAAGTCTTTGATAAAAGACATATTCATCGAAAGCCAGCACAGATGATATTATTCAAAAAAGTCCGTTTTAAAAACTTTGGATCTTTTGGTAACACATTTACAGAAATTCAACTAGACAATAAAAACACAACTTTAGTTTGTGGGACAAACGGAAACGGCAAGTCTTTTGCCCTACTGGACAGCATTACTTTTGCCTTGTTCGGAAAACCATTCCGCAATATTAACATTCCACAGTTGACAAATACTGTGAATAAAAAAGACTGTCTTGTTGAACTTGAACTTGAAGTGAACAAGATTCCTTATCTTATTCGCAGGGGATTAGTTCCAAAAATATTTGAAATATACGAAAATGGAACACTGATCAATCAATCATCCAAGACCAAGGATTATCAGGAACATCTGGAGAATAATATTCTTCACATGACTTATAAATCATTCACCCAAGTGGTGATTCTGGGTAAAGCGTCTTTTATTCCATTTATGCAATTGACCGCTGCCGACAGGCGTGCTGTCATTGAGAATATTCTGGATATCGGTGTGTTCTCCGAGATGAATGTGGTACTGAAGGAAAAGATCTCTCAGATGAAGACTCGTCATCAGACTCTGGAGAGCAAGATTGAAGTCCTCAAGGAAAAGGAAAGACTGCTTGTCAATTATATAAACAACATCAAAAAGAAGAATGAAGAGGATATGCAGGGAGTCGAAGACAGGATCAAGGAGGTTCATGTCCTTCTCAGAGGTGTATATGACGACAGGGAAAAACTTAAGAAAGAACTGGACGATCTGAAAACCCAATCCAAAGACACTGGGATAATACAAAAATCACTGAATAAATTGCATGGGATTGAAGGACAAATTTCCGAGAATGTCACGCGATTGTCAGACCAGATCAGATTTTTTAACGACACGCAAGTGTGCAATGTTTGTTCTCAGGACATCTCTGACAAAACAAAACATACTTGCATTTCAAATAACACCAAAAAAATCGAAGAACTCAAGGAAGGTATGGAAAAGCTGAAAGAGAACATTCAGAACCATACCAATGATCTTGAGGCAGCAAAAGAAATTGAAAACAAAATTCGATCCATTGAATTGAAGATTGCGACTCTGGATTCTAGATATGATGGAATTCGAAAGGAACAAGATGAGCTGTACAAAAAAGTCAATGACCCACTGAAGGATGACTCTGAGGAAGAGAGGCAGAATTTGGAGAAGGTTATTGCTGAAAAGACGAAACTTACAAACGAAATTAAACGAATTATCGATGACGGACAATATTATGAAGTTATCGGAGGGTTGCTCAAGGATTCAGGAATAAAGGCAAAGATAATCAAACATTACTTGCCGATCATCAACAAACTGATCAATAAGTACCTGTCGGCGATGGATTTCTTTGTTAAATTCAATCTGGACGAGGAATTCAAGGAATCAATCAAAAGCCGACATCGAGATGATTTTTCATATGAAAGTTTCAGTGAGGGAGAAAAGATGAGAATAGATCTCAGTCTACTTCTTTGCTGGAGGGAAATTGCCCGTATGAAGAATAGCGTTTCTTGTAATCTTTTGATTTTGGATGAGGTATTTGATTCTTCTCTCGATGCAGGGGGAACTGAAGAATTCATGAAACTCCTGAAAGCAATGGGGACAAATTCCAATATATTTGTCATCAGTCACAAAACAGACCAATTAATCGATAAATTTACTAACATTTTAACATTTGAAAAGAAAAATAATTTCAGTAAAATGGTTGTAAACTGATCAAATAAATACTGAATATGGCTATTTCGGATATAAACTTTCTAGGCAAATGGAGAGCCTACGATGTCAATGGTGTACAGATCACCTATAATCCAGGTGATCTTGTAATCTATACATCTTCGCCCGGAACAGAATCAACATATCTTGCAGTTCAAAGAACGGATAGAACCCCATTGTCAGGTGTGAATGGTGGTTGGGTTGGGTTTGGCTCAGCAGGAACAACAACAATAATTGGAGCGTCGGGTGGTACTGGTGGAAGAATCAAATTAACATATTCTCCCTCATCATCACCTCCAGTTTCCCCGGAAGTTGCAGATCAATGGTTCAATAGCACAACCGGAAGATTTTACATTTATGTTGCAGATGAAAATTCATCACAATGGATTGAAATTGCATCTATAGGACCAAGGGGAGAAACTGGAGATATAGGACCAACAGGTCCTGCGGGACCAACAGGCAATACCGGTGATCGCGGAATCACTGGAAATCCAAACACAATATTTTATCAAAGTAGTCCTCCTAGTGGGATGACCGCCGGAGACCAATGGTTTCATAGCGGAACTGGTAGGTATTATTTCTATTTGATTGACGAGAATTCTGGTCAATGGGTGGAAATGGGTTCGATAAATTATGACACTAGAGGAATTTGTGGTTCTGGTGGAAGCGGAGGTGTTGGACCCACGGGACCTACAGGACCTACTGGAGATCCGGGCATACAGGGAAATACAGGATCAACAGGTAGTGGTGTAACAGGATTTACCGTATCGGGAGATAACCTTTATTTCTGGTACATGGATGCTCTTGGTCAAACATTCGGTGAACTTCAAAATGCTGGATTAGTCAAAGGACCACAAGGAAATCCTGGCATACAAGGAAACACAGGTCCAACTGGACCTACAGGAAATACAGGGGCAACTGGAACCGGCTATCAAAATGCAACAATAAGAGACAATAAACTTTATATTGAAGTTGTATACTCGAATGGAACAACAGCGGAAACAGAAGTAGGGTATATCGGACCAACAGGTCCTTTGTTTATATTTGATACGGATTTGACCGCTGCATTCGGTGAGGGTAAATTTTTTGGTAAATATGAAAATGGAGATACAATTCCTGCCGCCGGTAAGAGTGCCGTAGAAGTAATAAAGATGGCATTATTCGATGTATTACCAGTTACGGTGGATGTATCCTCATCCACCACAATTGCATTCAATCAAACTGCAATTGCAAATGTATTGGGATTAACATATACAATTAATACTTTTGGTGCCACTGTAGCCGGAGTTACATTGGAATGGAAACGAACAAGTGAATCCTTGTGGACGGGATTGACAAATAATGCATCAATAAGAGGATTCACCCATAATACAATTGATGGTTTATATTCAACAGATGGGTTTCAATATCGTTATTATGTGGTTGATTCATTAGGAGGAACAGGTTCAGACACAGTTACAATAACTCCGGCTGCTTATATTGCACCTACAGCAATAATAACACAAACAGCAACTATTACATCTCCACAATCAGTTACAAGAAGAGAAAAAGGCAATACTCTAACAAATATATCAGCAACGATCACAAGAAATAGTCCAAATGTAAATCTTACTGGATTTACATTTGAATTCAGTACAAACAACTCGACTTATATTTCGACCGGAATCACGGGAATTACGAGTGGAACTACAGGATCATGGAGTACCGGTGTTACTGCACATGCAGCTAGTGGAGCGACAGCAAGTATCAGATATAGAATAAGAGTAAGAGATGATTATCAAGATTCTCTGGGTAGTTCAGTAATCGGCGGAACAGCCTCTTTGATCAATCTCTATAATATAATATTCTATGGTGCTACCGGAACAGTTCCGTCTACAGGATCAAGTATAAGAGGGCTTGAAGGAAAAACATTCACAGACAGTTCTTTAACTTTTAATTTGAATACCGGTATAACACATATACACTTTGTGTTTGCTACACCAGACCCATCTACAATATCTCAAGTATTGGATCTAGAAACTGCTAGCTCGAATATAACAGCACAATATATTTTATCGACAGGAGTAACTTTAATTCCAAATTATATCGGAACAGATACAGAATATAATGTATATGTAATGTCAAACTCTGTACCATACGGCGAAAATCACAGACATCAAATAACCAGAACATAATATGCCATTAGAAAACGGATTTCAATTACCTTTCGGTATACAGCCAGTCAACCCAAAACCAGTTGATACTTGGTCGGGTCCTTTCACCGGCGCATCTGAAAGTGAAGCAAAATCATTAGCAAATGCTTCAATTCCACTCGGTGTAAGATTTAATTCAATGGAAGTTCGTCTTATCATTAACGGGCTTCCTAAAAAATTCTGGTATTATGGTGGAACAGGTGATTCTGATCTTAGCGAGATTGTAACATCTGCATCAGGTGTAACAGGATTTACAGGTCCAACAGGACCGACCGGAGATCCTGGAATTCAAGGAAACACTGGAAATACTGGCAACACAGGAGCAACAGGACCGACAGGAAATTACCTAAGTCCTAATGTAAATGCATCAGGCAATTTAATATTTACCACTTTATATTGGGACGGGGTTGAAGTTCCTGGAGCAACAAAAATAAACGCCGGTTATGTTATAGGTCGTACCGGGTCTACAGGAAACACAGGAACAACAGGAAACACCGGAGCAACAGGAACTGGTGTAACAGGATTTGCCGTGTCAGGAGACAATCTTTATTTCTGGTATACTAATTCTACCGGACAGACATTCGGGGCTCTTCAGAATGCTGGATATATTAGAGGTGCTACAGGAAACACCGGAAATACAGGAAATACCGGATCTACGGGAAACGGTGTAACTGGATTTTTTGTAAATAGGGACACTTTAGTTTATTGGTACATGAATGCTTTTGGACAAACCATAGGTTCTCTTCAAACAGCAGGCTTTGTTTTAGGAAATACCGGAGCAACAGGAGATCCGGGTTCAAAGGGAGATCAGGGTGAACCAGGTATACAAGGCAATACTGGACCGACTGGACCTACGGGGAGCGGTGTAACAGGATTTACAGTTTCTGGTGATAACCTTTACTTTTGGTACATGAATTCCTCTGGATTGACTTTTGGCGCATTTCAAAATGCAGGATATGTGAGAGGTCCAAAAGGAGATACAGGAACAAGTATTGGATCAGGATTTACATTTACGGGAATAACACCACCAAATGCAAATATAGGTGACAGGTGGTTTGATTCTGTTAGTGGCAGAGAGTTTACTTATATCTTTGATGGAGATTTTTATTTCTGGGTTGAGATGTCTTGACTTATTAATTGTTTCTGATACAATGTGACTAGGTGATATATGACAAAAAATATTAAAGATGATTGGAATGATGATCGAGATCGTAAGCGAAGTCAAAAGTCCGTAAATAGAAAGAAAAACAAGGGACAAAGACATCACATTCGTGATATAATGAATGATCTCAAAAATGAAAATGATCCGGAAGCGTATCTGGATTATGCAGATGAAATGGAGAATTATTAATTATGACTAAAACCGGCATCACAATCAGCAAAACTACTCTTGGAATTCTCAAGAATTTTTCAAGTATTAATTCAAACCTTCTTGTGCGTCCCGGCAACAAGATCTCGACTATTACTCCGGGAAAGAACATGATGGCAGAAGCCATCGTAGAAGAAACTTTTGATGTCGAATTTGGTATCTGGGATCTGAACAAGTTACTTGGAGTTCTTTCACTTTTCAGCGATCCTGTTCTGGAATTCTATGAGAAGTATGTTGAGATTCAAGGACCAGAATCAAAGGTTAAGTTCTTCTACTCTGAACCGAAGCTCCTGACTGTCCCTACCAAGACTGTGAAGATGCCGGAAACTGTTTCTGTGTTCACGGTGTATCAAGATACCTTCACCCAAATGATGAAGGCTTCTTCAGTCCTTCAACTTCCACAGATCACTTTTATCAGTGCAGAAAACGGTCTTTCTGCCAAGTTGCACGACGAGGAAGATGCAACCTCAAACAACTACACGGTGAATCTGGCTGATGCTGATGCTGAATTTGAAGTGACCTTTGATATGGAACATCTTCGTCTTCTCCCGGGAGATTATGAAGTTACCGTTTCTCAAGGACCTGTCGTGCAGTTCAAGAACCTTTCTGTTGATCTTACTTACTGGATCGCAGTCAAGAGCTAATCATGAATCAAATCAATCTCTTCGTAGAAAAATATCGTCCCAAGACGGTTGAGGAGTGCATTCTCCCGGAAAGCATCAAAAAGACTTTCCGGGAGATTGTCAAATCCGGTGAACCACAAAATCTTCTGCTTGCTGGTAAAGCGGGAACAGGAAAGACCAGTGTTGCCAAGGCTCTGTGCTCAGACCTTGATTGTGATTACATCATGATCAATTGTTCTGAAGATGGTAACATTGACACCCTTCGAAACAAGATTCGTACCTTCGCAAGTACAGTGTCTCTAAATGAGCGACCGAAGGTTGTCATTCTGGACGAGTTTGATTATAGTAATGCATCAAGCATCCAGCCCGCTCTTCGCGGGGCAATTGAGGAATTCGCAAAGAACTGTCGTTTCATCCTAACCTGCAACTACAAGAACCGAATCATCGAACCGATTCATTCTCGCTGCACTGTCATCGAATTTTGCATTCCTGCCAAGGACAAGCCTAAAATGGCTAAGGAGTTCATGGCTAGGTGTGAAAATATTCTGAAGACAGAAAAGGTCGAATATGACCCAAAGGTGCTTTCGGAATTGATCATCAAGTTCTTCCCGGATTTCCGCCGGGTACTGAATGAACTTCAGAGGTATTCAGTTTCCGGAAAGATCGATGTCGGGATCTTGGCAGATACCAAGAATCAAAAAATCACCGATCTCATGGGGTTCATGAAGTCCAAGGATTTCTCTTCTGCTCGCAAGTGGGTGGCTGGCAACATGGATAATTCTCAGATTGACCTGTTCAGGGCGATCTATGACGGACTTTATGAAAACCTGAGTCCTTCATCCATCCCACAGGCAATTCTTATTCTTGCTGAGTATCAATACAAGGCTGCATTTGTTGCCGATCAAGAAATCAATACTGCGGCATGTGTGGTGGAACTTATGATGTCCTGTGAGTTTAAGTAATGGAACTAAAAGATTACCTTGACAGCCTGAATTTTCAGAAAAACCATGTCATGTCCGATAGCCGAGATGAGAAGGATTATTACCCTTTCATGGTGAATCGCTGCATGTCATATTTCCCGGATAGCATTCTGCAAGCCAACCAGATGAATGCGGTTTGGCATACTCCCAAGAGAATGCAATATGATTACTTTTTCCATGGTCTCCGACCCCGCAAGAGGTTTAGCAAATGGCAAAAGATTCAGCATCCAAGGGAACTTGAGGTCATAAAGCAATATTTTGGGTATTCGACCCAAAAAGCTTTGGATATTTTACCTCTCTTAACAGAAGAAGACATGAAAATCATTTATAAAGCCTTAAATAAAGGCGGTTAAAGCAGAATTTTAATACATAATCCATGTATAATGAATAAAGGTTGTTTTACATGGAAGAGAATATATTTCAAGATTATGGAGTGGAAATACGGCTAAAAGATGCTGAAGATTTCCTTAAGATAAAAGAAACTCTCACAAGAATGGGAGTTTCCTCAAAAACCCAAAATAAACTATATCAATCGTGTCATATCCTTCATAAAAGAGGAAGATATGCAATCCTACATTTCAAGGAACTTCTTGCCCTCGATGGGCTAGAAACCGACACCGACGAGACCGACATTGGCAGGAGAAATGCCATCGTCGGTCTTCTCGCTGAATGGGGATTGCTGGATATCGTTGACAAAGATAAAGCATCAGATCCTGTTGTGAGTCTGAAGCAATTGAAGATCATTCCTCACAAAGAAAAACATGACTGGGAATTGATTCCGAAGTATCATATCGGCAAGAAGAAGCATACATAAAGTACGCTTGTACATCTGGAGTATATTATGAAAAAGACTGTGGCTTTGTCTATGATCGTAAAGAATGAAACCCATATCATTCTTGAATGTTTGAAATCAATTTACAAGTACATAGATTACTGGGTTATCGTAGACACAGGTTCTACCGATGGAACCCAGGATATGATCAAAAACTTTTTTGCTGAAAAAGGAATACCCGGAGAGCTCCATGAGAGACCATGGGTAAACTTTGGTCATAATAGATCAGAGGCATTGTCTTTATGCGATGGCAAAGCCGATTATTGCTGGATGATCGATGCCGATGATTATGTTGAAGGAAACTTTAAATATCCAGAACCCATGGAAGCAGATGGTTACGCAGTTCGCATGGGTCGCCCTGAATTTTCTTGGTGGAGAACCCAAATCTATAAGACAGGGATGGGATGGAAATATGAAGGAATTCTTCATGAATATGCAACATGTCCGACTCCAGGAACAAAAATAGCAAAACTTGAAGGAAGTTATTTTGTTGTTGCTAGAACAATGGGGGCAAGAAATGTGGGCATCACCCCGACAGAAAAATATGCAAAAGACGCTATTCTTCTTGAAGAAGCACTAAAGAATGAACCAAACAACAGTAGATATCAATTCTATCTTGGACAATCATATTTTGACTCACAGCAATGGGAAAAAGCTATAGAAGCTTACACCAAAAGAGCTCAAATGGGCGGATGGGGAGAAGAAGTTTTTTATTCTCTTTTCAGAGTTGCAGTATCAAAAGCTATGTTGAACAGACAATGGGAAGAAATTCAACAGGCATTCTTGGAGTGTTACAACTCCAGACCAATTCGTGCAGAACCCTTATACCACATTGCCAGAATCTATAGAATGAACAATAAGCCGGGATTAGCCTATCTTTTTGCTAAAATGGCATCGGATATTCCATACCCGGTAAATGATATTTTGTTTATTATGGATGAAATTTATACATTCGGATGTCTTGATGAGTTGGGAGCATCTGCTTTCTATGCAGGATTCCCATATGAAGGCGCAAAGGCTGTTGAAAAACTTATCAAGGAAAATCGCGTTCCTCCACAACACATTGAAAGAGTCAAGAAAAACCTAGTTGGGTATCAGGAAGTGATAACAAATATAGAAAAACAAAAAGCAGAATTCATGAAGCAACAACAAATTCAAAAAATTGAACAAAAAGTTGAAAACAGAAAGAATAAACGCTTCAAAGAGAAGAAGCAGAAAAGCAGATAAATATTCCTATTGGGGGAATATAAATGGCTGCTTACTACGATATTACGACTAATAAAGGTTCTGGATTTTATCATCATTTCAAAATAACTGATGAAAATAACAATCCGATAAATTTATCTGCATCGGATGTTAAACTGTCTGTAAAAAAATCTCCTTTAGGAAATGATGTTGTGCTTGATTTTAGCACATCTGGAATTACCGTATATTATCAAGGATCTACAGGGCAAACATTTTCTCAATTTTCAGCCACAGGTGGTATAGATGTAAATACTTCATATTTGGGGATTTCTGGGGATACCGGAGGAATATATGTTTATGCTCCGGCTAATATAATGGAAAAGGTAGAGATTGGAAATTGGACATATTCATTGGCTGTTCAATTCGGAATAACACAATTTAATGCATATAATGTCGATTTTAATACAAATGTAGCGGTTTATGGAGAGGCAAAAGCATCATCTTTATTAAAATCCGTAAATAACGGAGAAGACAGTTTGGATGTTGTTTTAATTGGAGACAGCAACACCGGATTTGGTCAATACGGATGGCATGAAGGTATCATTAAAGCATGTGTTGAAACTCAAGGGATGACCGTATATGCAACACCATTAGCACCTTTTGTCGGACCATTATTAAATAGTTCCGGTGAAATAGGATATAGAACAGCTTATTCATCTATACCTATCAGAAATAGCGGAGATCCTGTCGCCCCGGGGTCTGCATATAGTTTCGGTCAATCCAGTGGTCAAACATTTGGTTTAATGTATGATGGTTTTTTGAGGGGAAATACAGATTCTAATTCCGCAACTCTTAGACAAAAGTTCAATGTAGGAATTTGCTCTGGTGACACAGCTGATAGCTATGATTACATCAGCAACAACGCATTTTGGGGGTTTGCTTTTTCAGACAGTACAGGATCTTTGAATAATTTTTATTATAGTCATGTTCATGGCGGAATTGGCATAAAAGAAAATCATCCTTTTAGAGGATTGACATTCACATACAGAGTTGTTCATAGTCGCGGAATAAACGGTGGAAAAATGACAATGAATATTCGTAGAGACGAGCCACCGTATATTGATATAGCTTCTCCATTGACTATTGATACCAACAATGGCGAATCATGGGACTGGTATGTTAGCGAATTATCAAATTCAAACAGTGGAAATACTGGAGAATTGAGATGTTCATCATTGGGACTCAGTAACGAAGAACGAGGAGTGACAGGAAATGTTGGACTCTTATTTCATTCTGTTTACAGAAAAACAAAAGGAATAGCATTTAATAATTTGATGTATATGGGTGGAAGAACATGCAAAAGACTAGCAAATACTTTAAATGCGACCCCAATAGACACATTGGCTACTTATTTGAAAGAATTAAAAAATCGCCAAATCACAGCAGGTGGATCGGGAAAAATTCTTTTCCTTGTTCAATGCGGAACAAACGATATTGTGGAACCTGAAACAACCACCGAGAATTTTTTGACAAATATGAGATCAATCATCAATAGACTGGATATTGCATGTTATGCCGCGTCAATAAGTAAAGATAATTTTGGATTTATAGTTATGGTTTCTCATCCTATGAATTCCACCGATACCGATGTGGTAACACAATCAAATAGCATGACAGCCTACAGAGAAATCATTGCAGAAAGATCAGAATCGAATGTATTGAATCTTCCAGTAACATCTATGAATTTATTGGCACTGAAAGGAACATTTAATTCGACATATGATAGATTAAATGATCAACAATTATATGGGTCTAGCAATACCGATTTTATGCACTTGTCTTCTGCGGGTTATGATGAATTGGGAATACCCATCATTCAAAATCTTTTAAATTATGTACCAGCATCCAGACCGCCAGACTATGGAATTGATATCACAAACGGAGATAAACAAAATATAGTAAATGGAAGATTTGCGGTTGAATGGAGCAATGTGTGATGAAAGTAAAAATAACACACATAAATTATCAAGTTAAACCGGAAGCAAAGAAAAATTCTTCCGGAAAAGTCACCACAACGGTAACAATACAACAAAAAATAAAAACTAAAATAGTTCATATATGATAAAAAAATTTGGGGAATTTTCTGAAAACAAAAAATACTCTCCTTCCAAGAATGTTTTAAATAACAACATAGGAGAAAGTGTTGTTTTTTGGAAAGGCAATATCGATCTTGTTCCGGGCAAGAAATACCGAATAGTCGAAAAACAAAATCTTTCTGAATCTTCAAACTGTCTGAATGCAGGAATCGGTATTCATGAAATTCACCTTTTGGACGAGGAAACAAACGCCGCGTATTCAATCAAGGGAAATTGTTCTCTGATAACAGAAATGTTTGAGGATGTCATTCAGATTCCTGTTGTGAAAGAAACTAAAGCAGAAATTAAACCCGAACTCCAAATAATTAAAGAAATTGTGATTCAACAACCGATTTCAGGACTGGAAGGATATCCCGGTCCAAAAGGTGAAAGAGGTATACCGGGACTTCAAGGTCCGCCCGGACCTCCCGGACCACCCGGTCCTCCGGGACCGCAAGGGGAGCATGGGTTCTCTGGATTGATGGGTTTGGATGGAGAAAAGGGTGAACCCGGTCCTAAAGGCGATAAAGGCGACAAGGGAGATCCCGGTGAGAAGGGTGAACAGGGACCCCCCGGAGAAAGAGGCGAACGAGGAGAGCAAGGAATCCCCGGGGAAAGGGGTCCAGAGGGCTCCGTTGGTCCACAGGGTCCACAGGGCACCCAAGGCCCACAAGGTCCCGTAGGCCCTGTAGGAGCCCCCGGAAGAGCCGGAGAGAAGGGCGATAAAGGAGACCGGGGAGAACCCGGTCCTCAAGGGAAAGCGGGTCCAGCGGGTCCTAAAGGAACGAAGGGGGATAAGGGTGAAAAGGGCTCACCCGGAAAAGAAGGTCCACGGGGTCCAAAAGGAGAACCGGGGGACACCAAGATTGAAAAGGTGGAATATCCTTTAAAATTGAAGGATAAGACTCTCACCATTTCAAAAGACTTCAAGATCCCGGTCGAACAAGTGACAGGAATGGGAAGAGGATATGGTGGAGAAGGTGGTGGTGGTGCTCTTAGAGTTTACAATAAAGGTGCTCTACTATCAAATCAAATTGAAACCATAAACTTTAAAGACGGTTTCAATATTGACTTGAACACACCAAAGCAGATTTCAATAACTGCAACTGCTACCGGTGGCACTATTTCCGGAACAAGCCCCGGGTATTGGGGATCATTCTGGTCAACCGAAGATCAAATAGCTGCTACTGCTAATTATGAATATCAGATCACATATAACAATACCGATCCTGATTCTTATGGTGTCGCTATTACAAATGGAAGTCGAATAAAGTTCACAAATGCTGGTGTGTATAGTATTATATACTCAGTTCAATTTGCCAACGATGACACTAAAATAAATGATGTCAATATTTGGTTAAAGAAAAATGGATCTAATGTTGAGGATAGCGATAGTAAATGGAGCGTTGTAGAAAGACACGCGGGTGTAACTGGACATGCTATCGGGACTGTCAACTATGTGTTAAAATTGAATGCTAATGATTATCTTGAGTTAGCTTGGAAGACTACAGATACAGATCTTTCAATACAACAACTTCCTGCAGAAGGTGGGGCTCCAGCTATTCCATCGATTATCCTGACTGCAACACAGGTCGCAAATACTTTAGCAGGACCTACAGGACCAACTGGTCCAACTGGAGCAATTCCTACAAACTATGTTGAATCTATTGGCAGTGCCGCTTTGGGAATAACAGGAATTGTAAAAGTCGTAGGAACAAATGGTATAAAAGTATCAGCATCAGGAAAAACATTATCAATAGATCTTCAGGGAACACTGAATCAAGTCTCGCTGGGAGATTTGAGTAATACATCGATTTCTCCAATCCCTCTTGCTGGTCAAGTTTTAGCATATAACGATATCACACAAGAATGGGAAAATAAAACAGTAATCGGTGCAGGTGCTACAGGTGCAACTGGAGCCACCGGAAATCCTGGATCGGTTGGACCCACTGGTCCGACTGGATCTGTAACATTTGATCCAAAAAACAGATTTGAAACATTTGATTATTTAAGTATTACTATGAGAAGTCCATTTGCATCAGTTACAAATGCAGGTGTGAGCACGATTCTTCGGTCATCAGTAAACCCAGATAAATTTGGAGTAATCGGATATCGAAATAGTGGACAAGCTGGTGGCGGTAGAGCATATACAGGATTAAGTACAGTAAATACAATAACTTTTCAAGAAAATTCAAATATAAAAGAGTATTTTTTAACATCATTGCGTGTATCAGGAAATACTGCTGGTTATATTTTAGACGGATATTTTAATGCATATTTTATTGCGGCTGGTTACATAGACAGTACTGGTGAATGGATAACCGATTATACCGTAGATCATTTCACAGATGGGGTATATTTTAGATATGGAATCGCAGCTGATGCTGGTATAACAGTTGATGCGGAAGGAATAACATTTAATTTATACGATATAGCAAGTAATAATTTTCAATGTGTTACAAAAAGAAATGGAAATACAGACATTACTGTTGTCGATAGCGGAGTGACATTTGAAGTTGATAAATGGTATGATCTTAAAGTAGAAGTAATAGGAGCATCGTTCGCAAATTATTATATTAATAATAATTTAGTTGCAACCATAACTTCAAACATTCCAAGAGGAAGTACCGAAACAATGTTTGCTGGATCGGCAGTTTTTCATCAAGGTTTTCCATTTAATACTACTGAATTGCTGGTAGATTATGTAACATTCGGGGTGGAGGAACCATGAGAAGATGGGCTATTCTTGACAATAATAAAGTTATTGAAATAACACCAAATATAGAATCGTTTACATCCAATATGATCAAAATTGGAGTGGGAGTTCCTTGTTATCTTGGATGGGAATTCAATGGTATAGATTTTGATCCTCCAAAATGGACAGCATATCAATTTCTTCTCCGTCTGACACCCGAAGAAAGAGCAGACATCCGTCAAAGAGCAGCGACAGATCCAAATGTGGCTGATTTCTTAATGCTATGCCAGTCTGCACAGGAAATCATATCAAACGATCCGGTTACTGTTATGGGTATGAATTACATGGTTGCAATAGGTGTTTTTACGGAACAAAGAAAAAAAGAAATACTTCAAATACTGGAATAAATAAAAACATATGAGTTTCCCAAATACACCAACAGAAGGTACTACACACACCATAGGAGATATCACTTGGCAATGGAATGGATATGCATGGGAGGTGTATATTTCCACAATAGGCGGTGTTTCTGGACCAAAAGGTGATATTGGCAACACCGGTCCTACGGGTCCAACCGGAAACGGGGTTACTGGATTCAATGTTAGTGTATTGGGTGAATTGAGTTTTTATTATATGAATGCTTTTGGGCAGACTTTTGGGGCTCTCCAGAGTCTTGGAGTTGTCAAAGGTGGTACAGGAAATACTGGCAACACAGGAGCAACAGGACCGACAGGAAATTACCTAAGTCCTATTGTAAATGCATCAGGCAATTTAATATTTACCACTTTATATTGGGACGGGGTTGAAGTTCCTGGAGCAACAAAAATAAACGCCGGTTATGTTATTGGTCGTACCGGATCAACGGGAAATACTGGAAACACCGGGGCAACCGGAAGTGGTGTCACGGGATTTCAAATTATAGGTGATAATTTACATTTCTGGTATGCCAATGCTTCTGGACAAACATTTGGTTCTCTTTTAAATGTCGGATATATTCGTGGAGCAACAGGAAATACTGGAAACACAGGAAATACTGGCAACACAGGAAATACTGGAAATACTGGAAACACCGGGGCAACTGGAAGTGGTGTAACTGGATTTCAAGTATTAGGTGATAATTTATATTTCTGGTATGCGAATGCTTCTGGACAGACATTTGGTTCTCTTTTAAATGTTGGATATATTCGTGGAGCGACAGGAAATACCGGAAACACCGGATCAAATGGCGTAGTATCCATAAACGGTTACACTGGCGGAATAACCCTAATTGCAGGTACAGGAATAACCATAGCGTTTTCGGCAACAGGATTCACATTTAGCACAACAGGTGTGGGAAGCGGGGGAACAGGAAATACGGGTGCAACCGGGAATCCTTCTGGTTTGTATAGAAGATTTATCACAACAAATTCTGATGTTGCGGGAATAACTATCGGTGAAATAAGAGTTACTTTTCAAAACTCAACTACTTATCAGTTTGCTATCGCACAAAATTCAGTACAAAATATAAGTGAAAAAGCGTACATTGATACTTGGGATGATAGTACAAGCACAGTTAAATCTTACATTGCTGTTAAGAACAGATCCAATAGTGTTTATGGTATAGGATCTTTCAGTTCTATTACCGAATCAGGCGTAGTTGGAGTAACTTACTATAGTTTGATTTTAAACAGATTAACTCCAGGTGTTACATTCAGTGTACTTGAGGACTTGTTCATAGATTTTTTCAGAACTGGAGATAGAGGATCTACTGGAGTTACTGGACCAACTGGACCAACTGGACCAACTGGACCTACCGGAAAAGTTTCCGGTGTTCCGTATAATTTTACAACAGAAACTAATGATCCTTCAATTTTTCCATTCGGTAAAACCGGACAAATAAAATTCAATAATGTTTCAAATCCAACTTATGTTTGGTTGACTGATGGTTCAAATGCAAATTTAGGTGTTTCTGGTTATATAAACACTTTCGATGATTCAACTTCCACACATAAAGGTTATTTGCATATATCTGGAACCGGTTCTGATAAATTAGTAATATTGAATGTCACCGGAATAACATGGTTCGATGGTGGTGATAATGGTGATTTACCGCTTGTAATTTATCCAGATTATTTTAGAATAACCACCACAGGGTCATATACGGGCGGAACATTTGCAGAAAATCAGGAAGTATATGTTTCTTTCATAAGAACCGGAGACAAGGGAGCAGATGGTTCTGGTTCTTCTTCTGGTGGCGTGACTAGTCTGAATGGACTTACTGGTGGTTTGACTTTGATCGCCGGAAGCAACATAACAATAGATGCATCAACAGCTGGCATCACAATATCATCTAGTGCATCTGCTGGAGCAGCGGGAACAAAAACATACTCCGTATTTACTCCTCTTGACAACGAACCGCCTGCTTCAGATTATGCAACAATAGACACAAGAAACTCAATATCATTCTTGTCATTTGTTGGAACGACAGCGGAAAGTGCAATATTCCGAAGTGTAATTCCTCAAGGTGCAACATTTACCAGTTTAAGTGCAATATTATACTATGGCACTACAGGAAGCACCGGAAACATAGTTTGGTGTGCTCAATTTGAAGATATGATTGGTCAAACTTTAAATTCAGATGGATTTGCAACGGCAATATGTGCAACTGGTCCGGTGGGTGCAACATTCTTGTCTGGTCTGACTTTGACCACATCAAACATAAATGGAATAACTTCCGGAGATCCATATAGAGTTAAAATCTATAGGGACGGTGCAAGTGCAAATGATACACATGTACAAGACGCACAATTATTCACTGTAGAAATAAGAGGTGCATAATGGCAATTTTCACTGATTCTACCATAACACCGGGTTCAACTGCTGGAACTTTATCAAAAATAGTCGGAACAGAATATTTACCCTCATGTCCTCCAATGACGATAGGGGCTTGGGTTTATATTGACCCTGACCCCTCTGTACCCAATCCTATATTAGGTGGCAACACCAACGCTGTGTTTGCAGGTATTGCCAGAAATTCCACAAATAGAGGATTCGGTCTAGCGATGAGAAATAGTGGTGGTATTATGGGATATGTGCCACTCCACTGGAATGGTAGTAGTGGTAGATTAGTGCCTTTTTTGAGCGGCTCATCTCATTTTCCACCACATGGACAATGGAATTATGTTTGCGCTTCTTTAGATAATACAGGAGGAATCACTGCATGTTGGGTAAACGAAGCAAGAATATATAGCGGCTACAGCGATACTTTTTCTACAAATACCGTTGCTGTAGATATGAATACAGGGGCAACTCCATGGGATAGAATATCTATGATGGC